GGCAGTTTGTAAGTTTGCCTGTGTTTGGTATGAGTGCTATGGATGAGATTATTTTTAAGACTCCGGATGCATTATTTTCTGGAGAAGCTACTGCACAAGTTATTAGGAGTTGTATTCCGGGAATATTAAATCCCTGGGAAATAGTTGGTTACGATTTAGATTATTTGTTAATATCAATTCGCATTGCAACTCACGGTGATGCAATACCAGTTAATACATCATGTCCGCATTGTAATGAAGCAACACAAAGTCAAATTAATTTATCAGGGCTGTTGGCAAATTTTGCCAACTACGACATTAGAGAAAAATTTGAGATTGGTGATTTAACATTTAATCTCAAACCTATAACTTATAAAAGAACTACAGATTTTGCTATCGAACGTTATCAGCTTGACAGAGCAATTGTCCAAATTGAAAAAGAAAAATTAACACAAGACGAAAAAAATACACTACTTAATAAGTTATTACTAGACATTACTACATTAAATCTTAGATTAGCAGTAGCACACGTTGAGTCAGTACAAAACGGTGATGATATTGAAATAGAATCAGATACTATCTATAAATTTGTATCTGAAAATGATGCTGAGTTTTATTCAAAATTACAACAAGGCATTAAAACATTAACTGAAAAATGGAACTTACCAGCATTTGATGTTGCTTGTGCAAGTGAAACATGTAATGAAGTTTATAAGACAAGACTGGACTTGGACTATTCAAGTTTTTTCGCGCCACGCTCATCCCTCTCGAGGAATCTCAGATTTTAGCACTAGCTAAAGATTTTGAAAATGATATCAAACAAATAAAAGACGATGCTTATCGGCTTGGTTGGTATATGAGAGGAAGTTTTAGTTACGAAGATCTAATGTTTAGGATTTCTAATGAAGATAGAGAGATCCTAAACAGGATCATCAAAGAAAACATTCAAGCTACAAATGATACTAGGATGCCGTTACTTTAGCAGCTTTGAGCATAGCAAGTAATTTTGGATCGTTCATTACCATATCTTTTGAGGCAGCTTTAATTTGTGAAACAGATTCTTGTAATCTAAATTCAATAGCTTCGTCAATTGATTCAGTTGCACCATCACATTGCGGGAAACTTAGACTAGATAATGTTTCCTTGTTCAACATGGTGTTTGCAATAAAATCACTAATTCCTTTAATAATTCCAGTATCTTTAGCAAGTTTACCTAATAGATATGATATAGCTATACCACTTGCGCCGCCAATAATTGATAGGACCCAGCCAAAGCCAGGAACAACAGTAAAGAATCTTGTTAGCATTGCTAACGAAGCTGCGGTTGATGCGCCAACTGTTAAGAAACTAACTAAGCCGCCAGCAATATTATCAGTTATTCTAAGTTGAGCAGCATTTAATTCCGGAGCATTAATATTACATTTGTTTGCTGCATACACATTTGCATATGTGTCTAAGTCAGTCGATAGTTGTTCAAAAGAAATTAGTGCTCCTATTACTCTTCCTACCGGTGATGATAAAAATAAGTTATACATAGTTTTGCCAGGCGATTTAACTATTTGTTTAACTGCTTTTTTAACTTTGCTGACAGACTTAGGTGCCTCAGGCTGAGTAGTAACTGGTAGCGCCGGAGTATTACTTGGTTTAGGAGCAGCTACATTTGATTTTGCAGTTAAGTTTTTTGCTTTTGCATCTGCTTGTCCACGAATACGTTCTTTACCAACAACAGCACCAGTTGTAGGATCTATTATATTAAATACTCTATCCCGACCAGATCCTGCTCTGACTACTGCATAATCTACTTCTGCTAATATGTGATGTACTTTCATTCTGAATAATCCTTAATGCTTGCAAGTTATTTATCTATGAAAGTGTTTAACTGTTAGTGTATGAGCAAGCTCATACAAGTTTTCGCTAACGCTCAAACTACTTACACTTCGTTTTAATTAAATGATTTATATATGAACAAGCAATATTACGAATGTAATATTGTATTAATTTCATGTAGATCGTTTCAGTCAGACGGAACTATTTCTAGCTCCGTCGTCTTTAAGATAAACTTCATGTGAGTCTTATCCAGCAATGACATTGGAAGTAGGTAATTATTATACACAAGTTCATTGGGCTCTGACCTTTCCCAACCTACATCGACATCATGTAACATAAAGAGCGCATTAACTGTGTTAGTGCTACCTTTATAGTACATTACCTTCCGCTTCGTTCCTGTTGCTAAGAAGTTTTTATGAACTATGTTGTGTTTTTCGACTGACAGCAATCAATCTATATCAACCTGTGAGCCCAATTTGTTTGGTGGCTTCCGCACTCTGGTGCGTCGATCAATATGTTACGTGTCCGGATATCACCTCGGGCTTTACACAGCGGTATTATTAAACTGGCCCGCCAACCTTATGTGCTGTATTGATTTGCCTTAGGAATTTTTTTTAAGATGTTCTTTGAGAATGGTCGATCCGCCAACTCTAACATTGATAATACCATTGTAGTATTCATCTGTTTCGAGTACTCTACGTTCAAACTGTTCACGGGCCTCTAAGTAACTTGCTATGCCTCTGCTTGGACAAAAATGTAATATTTCACGTGTGAAATTTTCTGCGCCTAACTCTAAAACGTCTGCGTTAAGTCTATCACTGGAGCCATAATATTCTCTCCAATCACTTTCCTTGGTGCTACGTCTTTTATTCTTCTTGCCTTTAAGCGGGGGTTTAGTTACTTTAAACTTTGCTAGTTTCTTGCCTACATACATCATGCTATTGGATAGATTTGTTATCAAGTATACAAATGCTTCACATCCTTCCGGAAGTTCGTCTAGTTGTTTACCTTGATAAGTCCAATGCATAACATACTTATTTTGCCTTTTGCTTCTCAGCCGCCTTCTTGGCTGCATAAGCTATATGTATTTCTTCTTGCCTTAATTTTGCTAACCTTCTAATCTCACGCAACCATTTTCTACTTGCTAGATGTGTTCGATGAGACAAACGAGACTCAAAATTCTCGTTTGCCTTAAAGTACTCTAAGTAAGCCTTAGTTAACTGATCGTGTATGTCGTCGTTAATCATTCTACAATGTCAATATCGTTTTCGTAGCTTGTAAAGCCATTTTCTTTTACAACACGCATAACATAACTTACTCTTCCAATTAATTCGTCTTTGTGTGAGATAAGAAATACATTCTTATCACCTTCACGGCCCATTTTCTTGAGAACGCTCAATGAACTTTCAACACCAGCAGTATCCATACCGCTATCAATCAGCTCATCAATAAACAACAAGTTGATCTTTTGATATAGGCTTTCCCAAACATCGCGGAATGCAAAGCTCATACCTAAGATAAGTCTGTTGCGTTCGCCACGACTCAAGTTATCAAAGTCTAGATCTTGTCCTAGTTGAGTAATTTCAACATTCAAATCATTCTGGAACACAACTTGATGTGGCAATCCTAGCTTGTCGAGATAATATGTAAGCCTATTGTTCAAATACGCTAGGTTTTGATCAATAATCTTTTTACGAATGAAGCTGTCTTTATTTGTAAGTAGCTTTAGCAAGAACTCTTGATGCTCTTTGAATGTAGTAAGATCGTTTACAGGAGACCAATCAATTTCTTGCATAGCTGTTGACAACAATTCATCAATCTGTGCTTGATAAGGATTGTTTTCATTTTGTTTTGTATCAAGCGACTGTTTCAAACTGTCAACGTTTTTACGATGCTCATATGCTTCTTTAGCACTTTCATAGAACGTATTAGGCTTTCCGTTGATATCACCAATGTCACTAAGATCTTTAAGCACAGCAGTTAGCTTTTTGCTAATTTCTAAATGATAGGTGTCTGCATCCTGTAACTCTTTCATCTTTTTGTCAAGAATTTCTTGTTTCTTGTCTGCATGTAGCGGCTGATTACAAGTGTAACAGGTAGCATCTTCAAGATTTAAGATGTCTTTTTCAACCTTTTCAACACTAGCTTTAGCACGTAGCTGTGCTGTCTCTAATGTGCTTTTCTCCTTATTAAGAGCCAAAATAGCAGTGTTATGTTGCGTCCAGTTAGACAATTTTTCATGTGCTTCTAGTTCAGCATCGATGTCTACGTGCTCTAGTTCTGTAATACCATGCTGTAATTTAGCACAGTCTTGCTCCTTTTTAGCAAGCCAAGCACGTTGAGTACGACCTAAGCTATCAATAGTAGTTTGTATTTTTTCGTTTGCACCTTGAATAGCATTAATTTTTAGTGTTTCGTTTGTAATAGCATCTTTAGTTTGACGAGTTTGTTCTTTAAGAGCTTCGGCCTTTTCACTAAGGATAGTAATACCCAGCAACTGCTCAATGATAGCACGTTGATCATTAACACGCATGCTTAAGAAAGGCTCAGTGTAGGTGTTAAGTGCAACAATGTGCTTAAACATGTCATGCGACATATCTAACAAGTCGTTAATATACTCTTGAGTCTTTCGACTGTCGCCTTGTGACTCATCGGTCATCTCTTGTTCTTGCTCGTCGACAAAGAACTTGAGTACATTAGGTGATCTACCACGCTCGACACGATAATCAACACCGTTCTTTTCAAAATGTAGTGTAACTAACATGCCCTTTGAGTTTGTTTTGTTGATTAGATTGTTACGTTTAATATTAGTGAGTGCTTGTCCGTATAATGCATATGATAATGCATTGATAATAGTAGTTTTACCTGTACCATTACGACTTCCACTATCATCTCCGCCTTGATCTAAGTTTTCACCTAGCACAAGTGTTAATTGCTCGCGATTAAAGTTTACAGCTTGGGTCTGATTGCCCACGCTCATAAAATTCT